AAGTCCACTTGGTCTCATGGTCCATATTCTTGGGACTCCAAAAATCAACAATTCTCAACCCACTTTGCATCAACTGCACCTGGGGATTCTGGTGGTTTAGTCCTTGATATTGGATCTGGCACAGCTATTGGTCTCCATGTTTGCGGTGGGGACATTGCTAATGGCTTTATTCCTTTTGATGATGCTATTGTTTCTTTTTTATAGGTTCGTCCTCGACTAGTGTCGAGGGTCCCATACCAACATTAGCTAGTAAGCCCCGTTCAATGCCTAAGAAAATTTTTCCAGATAAGCTAGTTAGGTCTCTGGGCATTGACTGGTATGGTGATGAGTATAAGTGGAGTATAGTTTCTGGTGAACTAGGCAAAAAATTTTGTATAGACGGCCTCTACAGGTATGATGCTCATACCTGTGAGGATGTAGATATTCCATTGTATATATCTTGTTCACAGTATGTTATGCTATATCTTAATCAATATACAAGTACTGCACCTATCGATATTACGGAAGTCAACTTTACATCCAAAACCTCACCTGGCTATCCGTATTCTGAACACTATGCATCAAAACAGGCTATGTGGGATGAGGCCCCAGACCTGTGTGACATTTATGACAACTACGAAAACTATCGTCACTACTTTACCATCCATAATAAGCTTGAAATCCTCAAAGCTGAAAAAGCTGCGAAAAAGTGTAGGATTATATCTGCTGTCGACTTTCCCGTGCATCTTCTTGCTATGCGGTACCTACAACCGCAAGACGAATGTATCAAAAATGCCGGGACATCAATCAAAGTCGGAACTACAAAGCAGTTTCGTGGGTGGGACAAGCTCTATCACTCCCTAGCGGAGTATGTTGACGAAGCCGATGCCCAAAATTGGGATGGCATGATCTATCCATTTGAAATACGATGCCTTGCTGACTTGCGCTACTCGCTTATAGCGCCTGAGTACCAAAACGCAGACAACTCTAACCGGTTGTACTGGTGTTACAGTGTGCTCGAAAATAGCTTGGCTAAGCTACCTGATGGAAACAGCTATCGAATAATTGGTGGGATGAAATCTGGTTGGGCAAGCACCAGTGTTGATAACTCGATTATCAACCTGACACGTCTTGTCTATGCGTTCGCAAAAATTCGCGGACGCCCAAATGAGTTTCCCTTTTCATCAGTAGCAGTATATGGAGATGATGTGCTAACACCTAGTTTTGGAATGGAATTTTGGGAACATTATAGAAAATTTGCCAATGTCCCAACAGAACGACTTAAATTGGCAATACCAAAAAGTGAAGCCTCTTTTCTCAGTAACAAATTTGTGTCTGACTTTGGTGTATGGGTGCCAAAACCCGAGGGGAAGAAGCTTGTCTATTCTGCTAGCACCTGGGATCAAAATCCAGGTGGTCTGGCTCGCAAGCAAATGCGACTTGGCAAGGCCTTTTCCCTATACGCTGAAGGTTTTTACTCTGATTTGAGCAAAGATTTGCACTTCATATATCATGCATATTGCGATCTTGAAAATGTTCTCCCTAAATCTGACCAATACATCCGGCGACTTTACACTCTCATAGAGCAACAAGGGCGGGCTAAAATCTACAATACACTAGACGATTTCTCGCCTACAATGCCGACGACTAAAGTTGTCAAAACTACTAAAACCTCGCGAAAGCGAAAGGCTCCAAGGAGAAATCCTACGAGCACAAAATCTATCAATGCCCGACTGGCTAGATTAGCTCTCGGTACCATGCAAAGCAAACGACCTGCCAAAAAGCGGAATGCTCGCAAAAACACTAGTGGTGTTAACTATCTCGCTCCTGGCGGTGTTGGGTACACAAACGTTAATCACACAACCCGGTCGAAGACGTTCACATTTGAACGTAATCTAATTGGAACTATCAATGTTGAATCCACTGCACAAGCCGGTGACGGCTTGGCCTACATGAAACTTGATCCTGGCTCTTATCCTGATACCTTCTTTGGACTTGAAGCCCGTGGTTATGAAAAATACAAGTGGAAGAGGCTTGAAGTCTCGTTCCGTGGTGCTCTTCCAGCAACTGCTGGTGGCGCATTTGCTGCTTGTGTAATTCCAGACCCAAACGATAAAGATTACGAATTTTCTGGCATGCAGGGTGTTAGCAACATCTTGAGCCACACTGGTAGTATACAGTCTGATTTCACAACGCGTAGCACAAAATGTGTTTACAGCGTTAAAAACACACGATACAATCGTTACACTGTTACTAGTCAACTCTATCCTGGAAGTGATCTTACTGATGCAGTTGAGGCTGCACTTATCGTTGTTTGCTCTAACAATGCAATCGGCTGGACTGGATCGGCAAATGCAATCAATATCTTTTTGAGTGGCACCATTGAATTCACTGAACCCCGTGGCGCATTTTCACCAAAGGGTGATAATGTTATTCTTGTTGGACCAGGTTCTGCTGTTGAATCAAGCCAAGGCATTAATATGAAGC